TTGAACCAGTTGATGCTGAGGTAGAACCTTTTGAAATTGATGACGACCCAGTAGAGGAAGAATAAATGAGCGACCTGTCGTTTAAGAAGTTTGCAAGAACATTGAATGAGCGCAGGTATATCGGACCACAAGGTACTGTGGAGTATAAGAAATTATCTCCAAAGATGAGAGCCGCAATTAATGATGTTTATTCTATGATTAATAAGGTTTCGGACCCTATTGTATCAAAGATTGAGGGTATTATTAGGGCAGTATCAAAGAAACACGGTGTTAGTACTTATGATATTGACGATTATTTTGACAACGAATTAATAAAATAAAGGAATAAAAAATGGCTATTGCAACAAGAACATTAAAAGATACAAAACTGGAAACTGGTAGTGGTGCTCAAGGCGGTAAAGTTACTGTTTTAGTAAACATGAATGACAATACTACGCTGATTCTGTGGTATTAGATGCTAGTGCATTATCAGGACACGCCAATGGCGCTATGTTAGATATAACACGAATATGGTGGGGACTAGTACAAGGTACTGCTGACGACAATACAGGTTGGGCAGATATTGAATTTGTTGGTGCATCAGCTGATACTTTGGCGATTGATTTAGCTGGTACAGGACACTATGATGGTACTGCTGGTAAAATTGAAAACAACGCAACGAATACTGGTGCAACTTCAGGAGACATTAAAGTGTAACGCTTATGGAGTTTCTGGATATATTCTGATTGAACTAAGAAAAGACGAAGCATTTACTGCTTAATTTCTTATGGCAATTAGTAATGTAACGGTAGTGGATACCACTTCTAAATACATTGTTAAATCAACAGGTATTGGAAGTGAAACCGACCAAAAGATGATTGAAACTGATGATGGTTTTGGTGCTGAAAAACTTGAAGGTGGTGATACTGATTCAAAAGTAAGTTTAATTGAGTGCTACCATTTGATAGAAGGCACAGGAACATTGACAATTAGAGCTGATGATGAAAGTACTGATTTGAGTTTAACTGGTAAAGGTAAGTATGGATTACGACCTGGCCAGTTAAAATTTGGTAACGATAAACAATTTACACTAACAACTGACGGAAATGTAACGAGTTATTTGTTAGTAACAGAATTTAGGAGAAATTAATGGCTGATGCTGTAACAAGTCAAACATTAGTAGATACATCTGGTACAAAAACTGTGATGAAATTTACTAATATGAGTGATGGTTCAGGTGAAACACTTGTAACAAAAATGGACGCTAGTGCGTTGACATTTATGACTGAAGATGCAACAAAGAGTGTTGCGAAAATTTGGTGGAGTATCAATACTACAAACGGTAAATCAGGAGTTGAATTACTATGGGCAGGAAGTGGTACGAGTTCTGCGAATTCAACAATAGGATTTTTTAGTGCAGAAGGTTATTGGGATTTATATACCGCTGGTAATAGTATACCTAATAATGCGACACTAACAGCAAACACATCTCCTGCAGGAGACCTGTTGATTTCAACAAAAGGGTTTGTTGCTGGTGATAACTATACAATAATAGTAGAAGTAAGATAGATGAGTAAAAGAAAACCTAAAGATTATTCTAAGGCAATTCTTGAAAGAATAGTTGGGACAAAGTCAAAGGCAACTTTGGCAGAAGCATTCAAATTAGCATTTGCAGAGAAGTATAATGTTAAGAGAGAAGAAATGAAACAAGGAATTGTAGATAAAGTATATAACAAAGAAAAGGTGGAGAAATGAAACTAATTACAGAAACAGTTGAAGATGTCGATATCTTAAAAGAAGATAACGCTAAGGGCGGTAAAGATTACAAGATTAGAGGTGTCTTTATGCAAGCGGATATCAAGAACCGTAACGGTCGTGTTTATCCAATTAATACTTTGACAACTGAAGTTAAACGATATACAACAGAATTTATCAATAAGAAAAGAGCTTTCGGTGAACTAGGGCATCCTGACGGACCCACAGTCAACCTTGAAAGAGTTTCGCATATGATAACCAGTCTTAAACCAGAAGGTAAAAACTTCATTGGTGAGGCGAAAATAATGGATACTCCTTACGGCAAAATCGTCAAAAATTTAATTGACGAAGGCGCACAGTTGGGTGTATCTTCAAGAGGTATGGGTTCGATTCAACAATCGAACGGACGAGGTGTTGTTGGGAAAGATTTTTATCTCGCAACAGCCGCTGATATTGTCGCAGACCCATCGGCGCCAGATGCTTTCGTAGAAGGTATTATGGAAGGCAAAGAATGGATATGGGACAATGGCGTACTGAAAAGTAAAACCGTTGAAGAATACAAACACGAAATAGAAAAAGCGAAGATGCATCAGTTATCTGAAGTCAAAACAAAGATTTTTGCTGATTTTATCTCTAAACTGTAAAAATTTACGCAAAAAACCATCAATGCGTACAGCTTGAGATGGTAATTTGTATAAATAATTATAATTAACCAATTAATTAATTTTTAATAAAGGAGACCGAATGTCTGAAACCGAAGTTAATAAAGAAGTAGATTTAGAAGAGCAAAAAAACGCAGCTAACAAAGATGCGAGCTCCTGCTGAACCTACTCACCTTCAAAATGACGCTGAAGATTTGGGTGCGCCAGTAGTTAAACCTACTGACAGTAACCCTGACTCAACGAAAAAGGTATCATCAGGAAATAAATCAGACCCTGCTCAGAAAAACGCTAAAGATGCGTCTTTACCAAAAGACAACAAACCATCTGCGGCTGAAGAAGTAGAATCAAGTGATGATGTCATTGCTGAAGATTCTATTGAAGAAGTAGAGATTGATTTAACTGATGATGTTAAGGCACTAGTTTCATCTGACGCTGACCTATCTGAAGAATTTAAAGAGAAGGCTGCGACAATATTTGAAACTGCTGTAAAAACAAGAATCAAAGAACAGACGAAAATAATTGAAGCTCAGTATGAGAAAAAACTTGCATCTGAAACTGATACAGTAAAAGAAGCTATGGTCGAGAAAGTCGATTCATATCTAAACTATGTTGTTGAAGAATGGATGAAAGAGAATGAATTGGCAGTTGAAAGAGGTATTCGTACCGAAATCGCTGAAGATTTCATTACTGGACTTAAAGGACTTTTCAAAGAACATTATATTGATGTTCCTGAAGAAAAATATAATGTACTAGATGATTTAACTGGACAAGTTAAAGATTTGGAAGACAAACTGAACGAACAGATTGAGAAAAATGTCAATCTTTCTAAAGATGTTTCTGAATCAAATAGAGAAAAACTAATCGCTCAAGTATCTGAAGATTTAGCAGATACAGAAAAAGAGAAGTTTGGTTCTATGGCTGAGAATGTTGAATATGATAGTGCAGAGAAGTTCCAGGAGAAATTAGAAACTATTAAAGAATCTTATTTCCCTAAAACTAAAATGGATGAAACTGCATCAGGTGATGAAGTTGACTCTGTGGCGGCGAATTTACCAGTTGACGCTGGTACATCCGATGCTATGGCTGCATATACGGCCGCTATTTCAAAAGACCTTAATACTTTAAAGTAATTAAGGGTGATAACAATTAAATAAATAAAAAGGAGAGATAAATGTATCTTACTGAAAATTTACAAGAAAAGTGGCAGCCAGTATTAGAGCATCCAGATTTACCAAAAATCGAAGATTCTTATAAGAGAGCCGTTACTACTGTTATTCTTGAGAACCAAGAAAGAGCAGTGCGTGAGGACGCAAGCTTCATGGCTGAAGCGGCACCTGCTAACTTTAGTGGTACTATGCCTGATACAGGCGGTGTTGCTAAATGGGATCCGGTACTAATATCTTTAGTTCGCCGTGCAATGCCTAACCTAATTGCGTATGATGTTTGTGGTGTTCAACCAATGACTGGTCCAACTGGACTAATCTTTGCAATGAAATCAAAATATCTATCACAAGAAGGTCCTGAAGCATTATTTGACGAAGCTGATTCAGACTTTGGTGCTGATAACGCAACTGCTGATGCAACTGGTGGTTCACCTGATGCACATTCAGGTTCTAACCCTGCAACATTGAACGATAGTCCTGCCGCTGGTACTTATACTACTGGTTCTGGTATGACAACTGCTGCAGCTGAGGCACTTGGAGATGCATCTACTAATGCATTTGCTGAAATGGCGTTCTCAATAGACAAAGTTACTGTAACTGCAAAATCAAGAGCTTTGAAAGCAGAGTATACAATGGAACTTGCACAAGACCTTAAAGCAATTCACGGCTTAGATGCTGAAACTGAATTGGCTAATATCTTGTCAAGTGAAATTCTTGCTGAAATCAACCGTGAAGTAGTTAGAACTATCTACACTACTGCAAAGGCTGGTGCTCAAGTTAATACTACTACTGCTGGAATCTTTGACCTTGACACCGACTCAAACGGTCGTTGGTCAGTTGAGAAGTTTAAAGGCTTACTTTACCAACTAGAGAGAGATGCCAATGCGATTGGTCAACAAACTCGTAGAGGTAAAGGTAATATAATCATCTGTTCTGCTGATGTCGCTTCTGCGCTTCAAATGGCTGGTGTATTAGATTATGCTCCTGCACTTGCAACTAACTTGAATGTTGATGATACTGGCAATACTTTTGCTGGTGTTCTTAATGGCAAGTTCAAAGTATATGTTGACCCATATTCTGCGAATGTTGATGCAAAGCAATTCTTTGTTGCTGGTTATAAAGGTACTTCACCTTATGACTCTGGTCTTTTCTACTGCCCATATGTTCCATTACAAATGGTTCGTGCAGTTGGTCAAGATAGTTTCCAACCAAAAATTGGTTTCAAGACTCGTTACGGAATGGTTCAAAACCCATTTGCAACGACTCGTGGTACTGGTGTTTTAGACCTTGCTGGTCCAGTTGCTTCGGCAGACCAAAATCTATATTACAGACGAGTATTAGTTGCTAACATTATGTAATTATACTTTCTACATTGTAGA